GGGATGTTGGCCTGAAAATATACATTTCATGCATCCAACAGAAAACTTGTGACCACATAAAAATTCCCTCGCGCGTTAACGCAAGTTGAAAAACTATGATCATTTATCATCTATTGTTAACACGCAAAGGATTGCGTGAAAATGCATTCCGGACACGACATTGTGCCCTACCAGTGGGCCACCCACTGGATTTCACAAAATACGAAACACCCCAAGAGAAGTAAATATATATATATATACATAACATATAAAACATTAAGGGGGAGTTGTCGTTGACGGCGCTGGATTAGTATACTTATAAAATACTGGGGAATTTAAAAACATTCCCAGTGTAAAGTCCTCACCAACACTGACATAATACGAGAGATTGGGGGTATCTGTAGCTGCAGAATCCACCTGCCAAGCTACGGAATGATAAGCTTTAAGCTCATTTGTTCCGAAATTGTCTATTTGACGTGCAGGATAGAAACGCCTTCTATCATAAAAAGGCAGCTCATACTCTAGAACAGGATTCATCTTTCCAGCAGTCGCGTGTTGCGCATTCAAACCCGTCTCCAAGTGACCCATAAATTCTGCTGCTCTCTGGTTAGAATTTCCACCAGCTAGGGTGGTGATACCAAGAGTTTCAACAGCAGGATTAAATGTTGTTTCACTAGGTTTACGGTTAACTTGAAATAAGTTCATGCGCTCACGAGCACCAGAAGCCAGAACTTTATAACGAATACCACCTCGATACGCCACGAATCCATAGGATACGTAGTTTAATAATGTCATCTTGACAAAATTATATGGGGTGGGATCAGCCGGAGTTGCTGCATTAAAGAATCCATTACTTCTATAACCACGCGCCAAGGGAAAATTAGGCATCGTAACTTTAAGAATATACTGCCCTGAAGCTTCAGGTGTGAATGTTGCATAATAATTATACCTCTTTAGAATTTGTCTAAAAGAAGTGACAGGATCAGCATAATACACATCCAAAGAACGGTCAGCAATATCCAAAGACGGTGCCATATAACCCATTGACGGTTTGGCTTGAGGTTTATCCTCCAATACATCTCGATCACCGTCAGCCTGCGTTAATTTCTGTGGATCCTCTTCCATACCACCTTGAGTAGTAACTGGAACTGGATACAAAGAAAGATTTTCAATAAACATCTCTGTCGGCTCTGCAACTTCAAAATCATCGCATGCCGAAACAAAAACATTCACTTCGATATCATTATTAGCAGTGCTGTTAGGTGTTGTCAGTTCATTCACAACATACACAGACAAATGTCCATTGAATTCTCCTGATTGTGTACTTGGTTTACTCGTAGCACCACCAATAGTGTAAGGTGCAGGATTAATCAAGCCGGAGACATTGCAAAAGGTTGTGGGATGCCCCCAACCAATATCAATGGAAAAATCTCTCTCTTTGGAAATATCTATAATATGTGTGAAATTCGTATTGTATTCGTTGCTGAAAACACCATACGGCTCATATACAACCTTTAATCTGCCTTTATGATAAGCAGAGGCAACAACTTGAAAACGGTAACGCATAGTACCTCTCCATTTCCTAAAAGGTAGAGCGGCAAATGCACAAGCTGTAGTATGAAACTCATCTTGTCCGTCTACGCCCAATATGTCGTACATAATTGGGGAAACCTCTGTATCAAATAAGGGATTTTCAGTAGTATCTGTGGTAGTCCATGGAAACTTGACATAATAACTTTCTCTCATAGCAATAGACTGTATAGTCATCTCATCTGTACCCCCTAAACCCATAGTGCGAGTATCAACTGTGAGCTCCTGTTTAGGATCCAACGTCAATTTCACACCAGTGTCTGGAGTTTGAGTATTTGCTAGATTGCCAAGATATGTTGGTACAAAGTATTTTGCAGGTTCTATAACCATAGGACGAGCATAACCAAATAGCTGTGCTATGTTTGATATTGAATTAGCTCCTATTTGCGCTGCTTTCGCGTAGAGCGAAATTGGAGGAACTCTCGTAAGAGCTCCAGCAACTCGGGCTAATACGGCCATAGGACGTGAAATAGGTCCATCTCCATATTCATCACCAGATTGTGGAACCAAAGAAGTAGGCTCGGCTGATGTTGGAGTGGACAATACAACGTCTTCGGCCCAAACAAAAACACTAACATCGACGCCACTTGTGGCACCGTTGGCATGCTTTAAATCATTTATACCGCGAATTATGACGCGTCCCATTAAATCCCATTCTTGATCAGGAATACACAGAGTATTATTATACCACAAGAAAGGTAATACTAGATCACCTCCCTTAGATTTTGTTGGATCTAAGAATATTTTGGGTTTCTGGGATGCTCCAATGACTGTCTGTGTCACTAAAGTTTGATCTCGACTTACATCATCCAGTGTAAATAAAGGAGTGTATGCTGCTAAAGCACGACCATAATGAAAACCTGTTCCATTTAACAAGATTCTAACATGCAATCTGCATCTCAGATTCATATAGTTGGAGATACGGTTCACAACACGGGGATTATTGAAATAATCAGACCATGGGTTGAAAGCCTCTGATAGCAGAGACCCTACATCCCACTTGTAAGTACGTGTTTTAATAGGTCGACTAAAGAATTTTTCGATATCATCTAAAGGATTATCAGTCATAGCATAGGTAGAATCCATCGCATTCTCAACTTCATATCGCCATTGTGGCATCTGATCGTGAAAGTCAAGAGTGGTCTGTTTTGTATCTAATGCTTCTTCATTAATTCGAACATTGAACTTTTGTGTGTCGTTTATAGTATCGACACCATTATTGGTTGTATTTGTATTGTATTGTTTGCTAAGTCTTAAAAATTCGCCTCAGAATATTGACTCATCTAAACTAGGCTATTCCTTTTGCTGTTTGACGAAAACTCCACTAAATAATGGTAATGCACGAGGACATTGTCTACTTGTACAAAGCAAGATATACACATATAAAGGAAAAATAAATGTATTACAGGTATCCATATATACAAGGGATTGTTCAACTTTATTCTACATAGTAGAAAGCCCCACCTGCCTGCGGGGCTCGAGGTTATATTGTTCACAATACGCTTGAAAGCGTTCCTCATAAGGAACACACAGCTCTCTACACATATGTGACATATCATGTCGTTTAGCGATTTGATTCATTTGCTCACGACGCATTTCATACACCTCCGGACCATAGAAGAACCACTCTCTCAATGCTCCATCGATGTTACAAGCACTCACCTCGATATTACTAAGTGCTTTAGATTTAAGAATACAATGTAAACTTTTGAAAATAGAATCCTCATCCAAAACTGCTAAGTATTTATCCAGTTCAGGATTATATACATTGCGTCTTTTCAGAAAATCCACTTCAGAGTCCGTCATATATTCAGTAGGATCTGACTCTTTATCAGGCATTGTCAATCGCTGATCATATTTCTTCAAAAAATTCGCTACAGAGATATGGTTATACCATGAACACTCTGCTACGACTGATGACTTAAAATCGTCACCATATGTGATCAACGAAACTGCGTCACGAAACTTAATTGTGCTATCGAAAGGTCTAAGAGTGTAAAAAGCACATCTCAGATTCAATGAATTTACTATGCAGTTTATAATGACAGTAATATTATTTCCTGATGGATTAGATCCGTAAAATTGCAACAAGTCGCCATTCATTGCAACAGTCGGGTAGCAACAATCTGTTGCTATACCCTTCATTACCTCTATATCCCGTTGTGTATAGTGACTAGACATTTTGGCTATTTCTATTAAAATATAAAAAGCGGCAAGAGTGACTTGAGCTGGCATTCGAGTATCATATTTCGAATAGTCTCCAGCTAATATACGATCTCTACCGTTTTTCATAATATGACGCGCCAATTGATCCCATTCAGGACCATGAGCGTTAATTCCAACAGCTAGTTCACTCACAGTAGGGTTTAACTGTAAATATCTCACTATGGGCAAAAAATATTTCCTAATCAGCAATTGCAATGCAATAGGAGCTGCCTGAAATACGCGAACCTTATCTTTGGTTAATTTAGTAGGTTCATCCTTCAAACATCCTTTAAAGATAGGATAACATCTTTCACCTTGGCAATAAATCTCCTCCATATCATCTACTTGCTTCCAAAACATTTCGTTCAACTCTTTTGGACAAGTGAAATCAGGATGCTCGTCAGGATCAAGGGAAACTAATTGAGAAGATTTGGGTCCTGTGAGAGGAAATCCAAGTGAGGTTGATGGTACCAAGGCATCTATGAAGCGCTTACCATCTATTCCACAAATGTTTTGCATATTCGTAAGAGGTTTCATATCGATCACGTTAAAAGGATGCTCATGTACGTGTTGTCGAATCCCTGACAAATAGCAACTCACTGATTCTGATAGTACTCCACCCTCGAAAGGCAAAGCTGGATTTGATATAGTAGCTATATTGACCTGGAAAGGTTTCCAGGTGGGTCTAAACTGAGGTTTACCCCATTTATTTTCAACGCCAGTAATTTCGGCTACAGTATCACTGATATCTGTCTTAACTACTTCAGAATAATAGGTAGATCTACCCTTTACTGATCCATACATATCAACTTGAGCAGGAGCTTCCAGAAAATTCACAGGACTCTTGGGATGTATATCTTTCCCTTCATAGAATGACACCCCATATTGTTTAGTAGGTAAAGTACCACTGTCCTTGGATAATAGTACACCTGGGACTCGTGATATAATTTCTAAGGCTTCGTCTATTTGCTGTTTTGTTACAGTTCCTGCTACACCATATGAGCTACCGGTGCGTCCAGCAAGATGAAAACCAGCAATAATAGGACTGGGAGTGGTAGTAACCCAAGTGCCTAAACACAAACCTTTGAAAGTGGCAACATCTAATTTATAATCAAAACCACTATATATCATATTTTCCACGCCTAATCGCAAGCGCGGTTCTATCATAGCTCGCATTTTAATTGCACTACCGTCTCGCTGCCTATACACCATTGTTGCAGGACACCTGCGCAAATGTGCTACTGGCAGAAATTTGGTTAAATCTCTCCAACTGCCACCCGACGCAATATACACGACGGATAAATCAGTTTCAGGTATATGATAACTGTGAGATCGGCTAATAATAGTTGTGAATGAGCTACTAATCTTTTCAAGATCATCGCGAACTACTTGTATTTTCATATTTTCGCGCTCCATCCACATATGATTTGGTATTATGGCTACATTCGATTTTAAAAATAATATGTTGCTGAACCTAACTTGATCTGTTTCATCCAAAATACGCATATACGCTATATTGCGTTCCACGACATTACAAACAGCTTCAGGGGTTGAACTTTTACTAGCATCAGTAGAGGGCATATCAACTACGTGTGATTTCAACCACACATTAGCTTCAGCATCTCTCTCCGCTATATCGCTTGCAGTTTTGGGTATAATGTTGCCCTGCTTTTTAGCCTTAGTTTTCTTACACCTGCTATTGTAACAGGTGCGTAGAAACTTTATAACTGTATGCAGAGTCAACACTACCAATACAGATCCTAATACCGTATTTCTGTCTAATTCACGAACTTTTTTCATACAAGCTGTTAATTGACCTTTTACTTTTTTAAACTTTGTGTATGTCACTAAATGATCTCTCAAACCTGTTACGGCTTTGTGAGCTATTATAAACGGTAACATAATACACAGAAAATTTAACGGTAATGTAGGATATGCAAGTTTCATAAAAAATTGAAAGCCAGTGAGCAGAAAATATGCTCTGTGAAATTGCTCTTTAGTATATGCAATTTTCCTAAAGAAATCATCACGCAAAATAACCAAATAGCGCATAGAAATTGTATAAAGATCTAATGCACCATATAAAGGTGACTTGCGTAATATCTCAAAAGTCTTCAAATCAAACCAGTCTAACACTGGTACTTTCAATTTTGGAAAAGTTAACCTTAGATAATTTTTTACGCGCTGTGGAAGGGTATTCTCTGTATCGACAATATCTATATAGTTAGAATCATCATCTTCCCACTCAGCATATGGATATCCAGCCAAGTTAACTGGATCGAACAAATCATCTTCATCTCCATTATGCGTTTCACAAGCACAATAACAAAAATACATCGGCTGTTTACATTTCTCACAATATTTAACCTTCTCATTAAGACCACTGCAATTACGCAAAAATCTCTGCTGAGACCTCTCGTGCTCAACAGTTTTTTCTGTTACAATACGTAAAGCTTGTTGTAGGTCTACAGGATCTTCTTGCCATCTAACAAGATCACCACGCGATTGATCGGGAAATCCTATTCGCAGATCCCACACATTAGGGCAAAAATCATCTTCAGCCATCAAATGTGAATTTAATCGTCCATCACTAGTAGCAAACTCGGGCTTAACGCGCACCAAAATGTGTATAGGACACCTACGCACTATTGAAAAAGGTTCATTGGAGAATATCCTAGCATGTTTTGCTAAATGTTTATTACTGGTTACAACTACTGCCTTCGGCTCAATTGACACTTTGCCTTTAAGTTCCACTTCAGGCATTACGGCATAAGATGGAACATTATTAACAATGTCGATAATTTTCTGAGTCGGGGAAGCTTGACAATACTCAGCAATTGTATTTCCCAAATCATCAATATACACTCCATTAACATGCGATCTGTAATTTGACATGTATTTATCATCAGCATTCAAAACTACTATGCGCTCATCAGAATTGTCATAACCTCCGGCTTTTAGTATTTGCATCATGACCAATTTGGCCACATGACTTTTACCTACACCTGAAGTTCCACAAACATACACAGCAAATGGTGCTGCTCTCAACTTTCCTGTTGTGCGCTCAGCTTGAAACTGGGCTTCAATACGCTTTAAATCAATAATATATGATTGCACCAAGCGTTTCTCCATAGAAGCTGGTACATTGCGATTGAAATATGTCAACTTTTTGATTATATTTTCTAGGCGAAAAGCAAAATCATTCTCACTAATGCCAGAATATTTTTCCAAATTTCCGGTTTTGACGTGATTAATTAATCCTTTGATCTCAAAATACTCAGTTTCAAGATCTGAAATTTGTTTGTCGCCATACATGAAATGGTCTATATTACCTGTTTTAAATAACCAATATCCACCCTCAATAAAGAAGGTAACAGTATTTATAATAGCATCTACTAAATCAGACGCTTTTACATGCTTATGATAGGTTTCCATGGTAAATACACGCATTCCATTGAAGTCAAGATTAAAACGCGACAGATCACACAGACCTAAAGCTGATGAAATACTCAATAACTTGCTAACATGCTTAAAAGCCGGATTGTGAACAAAGGTAGTCCAACCTGACTTACCTTGTTTCAATAACTGAAGCCATTTTGGTTCAGTTTCCGAACCATCTTGTAAATTTAACTCGTGTTCATAGTCTGTCGAAATATTTGAAATCATTCGAATTGCTTTATCAATTATACTCTTATTATTAAATGTTTTATAATACTGTAGTGTGGAAGCCACGATGCCCTTCCAAGATTCTGCATCAGAAATAGCAACAATGTAAAGGATAAAATCTTCAATTCTATTTGCATTGATATAATCTCCACAAATATCCTTTAATCGCTGCAAATCTGTCAAAAAGTCACTAGCGGTACTAATAAAACCACTCTGAGTTTCAATTTCTTTATTTAATCTCTTAAAGGGAATATAATTTGGTTTAATCTTGTAATTTTTATGTTTTTTATTTTTCATAATTTTATATTTTTTCTGGGTTTTTGTATTTTTATATTCTTTCTGGGTTTTTTCACTTTTATAATTTTTATAATTTTTATAATTTTTTAAATATGTAATAGTGGTATCAGAACCACAGTCAACGTCGACGCTCGCTGAATTAATAGAATCATCAATATATAAAACCGCAAAACGGTTATTGTTTAAAAATTTTAACGTCGAAGGATCACCAAATTGATCAGTTGCGAGACCTTGCCAAACTCGCGGCACCTCATAGCACCTTCCCATGTATCGTTCTTGTCCCAAAGAAAACATTGTGCATGAAGTAGAGGTTTTTGCGCACGGTGGTTGCGCTGGGTCATCCCCTCTCTTACAATAATCGAAGTAAAAACTAGAAAGAGAACCGTATTTATTTTTATTAAGAACTACTTCTCATCAACAATAAATCGTCAAAAGGTCAAATTACCTTCGTCAAATCGGTCGCAAGGGTCCGATCATGCTGCTTCAATTACATCAGATATGAGAAACCAGTCCAAACGGCTCAAACCATGAGCTTAAGACTGATCTAATCGTCATTAAAATATCCACCAACAGATAGTGATAAATATACAAGAGCAAGAACGCATCGTCAAACGGTGGGCAAACACCTAAGATGAATTCAACTTGCCGCCCAATGGGCCATGAGGAAACCCACGGGTCACTCTCGTAATCTATATATTCTGAATTTCTGATCAGATTACCTCACTAGTGAAATAACTAGGGGTCAAATTACAATTTCCAAAATAAAGTTGGACGTCGCTCATAAGCGACAAAAACACCCTACTCCATTGAGCAGGGGACCAGCTTGATCTACTGGGTTTTGAATTTACAGACAATGTCTGATGGAAGAAAATTCTCCCTTAGAGCGGCTGATCTGCCGCCAAGAGCCAAAAAGAACAGGCTCGAAATGGTGACTGAGTCACCTTAGGTGAGGAGGTTCGATCCCCACATGTTGCCAAAAAGAACATGGCAAAGAAAGTGGACTTATCGATTCCGAACGTTTGTAAAACAATGAAAGTACATATCTCCCTATTAAACTATTGAGGCAGGGGCATAGCGAATAATGCCCTGTGCACCTAAGTTTCTCTCTATAGGATTATACGGGCATGTTTGATGCCAATTATCAACAATAGTCCCCACGCACGCATATTTGATGCGTACGCAGGGC